TCAACACTACGATATATTTTTAGATTACGATTATACACTCTGCGATACCTCTCTGTTTGCCAAGCGGCCAAGGCATTGGTAAAGACGTCGACCTTGTTTGGATATAAATAAACTGAAATTGCTTGCATAATGAATATTTATAAGAATGAGAATAACTGAAAACCTGCAGGAAAACTTTCCGTTTATCAGCGTTATAAACCACGTAAACCAAGAATACGTAGGTATAATAATCAACCAAGATGCCCAAGTTACTAGCATATATGATTATGCCGCTATCCGCACGGACGAAGAAAAACAGCGGTTTTTAGAACTAGGCGAAGCTTGGTGGTGGGAATCAAACAGACAAATCCCCATCAATATTTTCTTACTTAGAGAAATTATAGATTTTCGTTATGCTATTAGAAACTTCAGCACTAAAGATGTAAAAGTATTACTAGGACCTTGCACTAGTTTAAATGACATCATAGTTAAGCGAATCAAACGTAAATCTATAACGTTGGTTAGAAAAAGCCCTTAACTAAATCCATAGCTGATCTGCTCACAGATCAAATTCATCTGAACAACGATAGCCACGGCGTATGCTGTAGCGTGTGACTTTTTAAAGTAATAGTCATCGTTTTCTGGTTTTTGCCAAACCTCTTTCAAGATCGTCGACCAGTCTTTGCCAACTAGGTAACGTTTCGCCGGTCGGATCATCGCCAGTATCGCTGCTAGTTGTTCTATCGTCTTGGGTTTCATTTGTCGTAATATAGAACCATGCCCGTTTACGTGAAAGAGCAAGTTGACGAACTCGTCTTGTTCTAGAAGATCCCATAGCGGCTCCGTATTCATTAATTGAATCAGATGTTCTTCATCACGAACACCTTTGTATATTCCAACATTAAGAAAATCTATCTTAAAGTATCCTTGGTCTTCTGCTTGATCATACGGAACTGAACAAAGACCTGTAACAGCGTTAACTGGAACTTCGTGAAAATACACTCCGGTATTATGTTTTGTTAATTTACCGGATTCTTCTCTACTTGCACGGATGTGATCAAATAAATCTAATACCTGATCTCTATCTACGAAGTCTATGTCAATGTCGGGCATGTTTTAAGTTTTTTCCAATCTAACGAACCGTCTGTTCCATAACCAGTATAACGCTCTCCTGTCTCTAAGTCAATCAATAACCACTTTTCTGGACATTTTGTTTTAACTGTTAATATTTTTGGTTCGTCCAATTCAGGAACTTCATTTCCATCTAATAATTTTCTCATTGTAATCTAGTGCTCTGAAATAATAATAATGGTAATGTTTCTGCTAGAAAGTCTGCATATTCTTCTGCATCTTCTGCATCTTCGAATCCTGTGAATTTTACATAGACTGCGGGTTGATCGTCAGTTGTTGACATTACCTCGATATCGATATCATCTCTCGAAATGTATTCTTCGTTTTCTGCTAATTCGTCTACCTCTACAACAATCTCTTTTTTCTTAGGCATTATAATATTTTCGCCTCCTTGATAACATCCTTAACTAATTCAACATCTGCAGGCAATGACTTAAATCTTATAATCCAGTGTTGTAGATCAATCATTGGAGAAACGATGTCTAATTGTTCATCATTCATACGTTTCAACATATCTTTACCTGACTTGGTATTTAATAGGATCCAAGGACTTATCAATCCTTCTTTAATATCATGGGTGGCTCTATTAAGATTCACATAGGCAAAATAATGTTCCCAGGGACTATTATTCTTTTCTCCCCAATCCATCATAGTTTGAATGGTTCGTTGGATGGCGCCATCTGCAGGTTCTTTTTTGATCAGTTCGATTAGATACTGCCCATACAACTCGTCTCGGCACCAGTGATCGAGTTTAATTCCGCTTTTTACTACATATTCAATAAAGCGTTCGGGATATATAGGAGCTTGATTTACTAAGAAACTACCAAATTTTACAAAGGCAGTATAGTAAGGACTTTTTACAAATTCTTCAAATGATTTAGGCGTCCTAGATTTTTGTGTTAGGTCGTAGAACTTTTGAAAGGTCAATAAACCCATCTGAACATGCTTCTCGTCTTTGGCCAGATATCTACGTTTTTGTTCACAGATATGAACAAATAAAGTTTTTTCTTTGGCAAATGCCTTACCGCAATGTTCACACTTAAAATTTAATTCCATTGACTTCTTTTTTATCCCAACCAAGAGATTCACAATATTGTTTGATTTCTTTGTCTGTGGTAATGGCTGCGAGTGTTTCAATGTCGGACCTTTTCATATTAGGAAATAAATTAGCTAAAAATTCTTCTTTTTTATTCTTCTCTCTCTTCAGAGGAATCCATTCGTGGAATTGAGGTTTTCGACTTTCGTGCCCACAAGACACTAGAGTCAGCCATTGTAGTTTTGGATGCTTAGAGATTTCATTCCAGTTCTTATTGTATCTTTCGTTGACCAGTAGGAGATAATGTTCTTGTAATTCTCTGTCGCTGGTCTTAACGCTGCTAATATAACGATTAAGATTCCAAAGATCTCCTTTGATTTCTTTTCGGCCGTCTTCGGTGGCAGCATCCCATAATTCTTTTAATCCCATATCCACTGCAGGGATCATGTCTTTAAATAGATCTACGTGTTTATTTTTACCCATCTTTTTTACTCAGTTCGTATAGTATTTTAACACGATTTATAGCATCTTGCAAGAGGGGATTTGATTTAGCTTCAATTAATATAGTATGCCAATATTGATTTTCTCTGATGCTTTCTAATGATGCACCTCTTACACGAGCCGGATTGTTATCTAATTCCCAATCGTAACCAATGGCTGTTCTAGTCTCAGCCGGTGCGCCCATTTCTCTAGCATAAACGGTGCCTCCTTGGCGTTCGTATACATAAGTGGCGCCTGGTTTTAATGATCCCATTACAATAACTCCGGATTACCCGTTAATGATAACTCGCCTATCCTGTTATGATATGCCGGGTGTAGTCTTACTATTGTAGGGATTGTAACAGAAATGTCAACCAAAGCATCACCAATTTGTTGATCTGCGGGGACGAATCCATTTACCCTAATCCAGTCTACTATCTTTCTAGCAGCGTGTGGTTTTATAATGTATCCGTATGCTCCTCGCATATAATTACCGGTTTGATTTTTTTCTAAAAACTTTGCTTGACCGTTGTGATACTTTGAAATTTCTAAAGGTTTGTCGTTTTCTTCTTCTATTAATTGTTCGTATGCTTTTGAATATGGGTCAAGGTTATCTAATTTTAAAACGTCGTCGAATCTATCTATTATATCGTCCGGTAGTGGTTTTATAAAGTAGCCATCGTGTTCTAATATTAGATAGGGGATATTGTCTTCGACACATTTATTCCACAAATAATAATGACTAAGGAAACAACCGAACACACCGGCACGACCTTTTTTAAATTTGTAACGTGGTTTTATTCTTAATTGTTTTAAATGTGCTTCATATTCTTTACCGTTGATAGCATCAAAAAATTCAACCGATATTCCTTGTTCAGCAGCACGTATAACACAGTCGTTGGCGTGTGTTTCTGATATATGATTGTTCTTTAATCGAATTATGAATGCTTTCATTTTAAACAGGGTATTTAATGATATAAATATCAGGTAAAGGATAAACTATATGAATATACTTATACCAATGGCCGGCCTAGGTTCGAGATTTCCTAGCCATACATATCCAGTTCCAAAACCATTAATAGAAGTGAACGGACGGCCAATGATATCTAGAGCTATTACGAGTTTAAATCTAGATGGAGATTATTTTTTCGTTATCGCTAAAAATCAATACACTGATTTAGTAAAAGAAACGATCCTAGCCCTTAAATCAAATAGCAAATTTATCGAAATTGACTATATTACAGAAGGTCCTGCGGTTAGTGCATTATTGTTTAAAGATTTAATTGATACTGATGACGAATTAGTCATAGCTAACTGCGATCAGATCATGGAATGGAACAGCGAAAACTTTCTTCATAATGTAAGATTGTATGACGGTGCAGTTGTGACTTATCATACAGATACAGATAAGAACAGTTATGCTAGATTAGACGAAAAAGGTTACGTTGTAGAGATTCGAGAAAAAGAAGTAATAAGTAATGTGAGCCTCAACGGAATTCATTATTGGAAAAAAGGAAAATATTTTGTCAGCAGTGCTGAAAAAATGATAGATTTACAAGACAGAGCTCCTAACGGAGAATTCTATATCGGACCTACATATAATCACATGATTCGACAAGGACTAAAGGTAGGAATCTATCATATTCCTAATGCACAGCACCATCCAGTCGGAGTTCCGGAAGATTTAAAAAGATATCTAGATCATGAAAACAAGAAAAATTGACGAGATGTGGCGTGGTTGGTTTATCGGAGACTTTGACCCGTCAATATTAAAAACCAAAGACTTCGAAGTTGGATTGTTGACTCACAAAAAAGGCGAAGTATGGCCTAAACACTATCACGTGATTGCAACAGAATATAATTTATTAATCAGCGGGTCTATGACGATATGCGGCCAAGAAATTGTTCCCGGAACGATTTTTGTATTAGAGCCAAATGAAGTCGCAGATCCGATTTTTCATCAAGACTGTCAGGTGCTATGTGTTAAAGTGCCCAGTATTAAAGGAGACAAATATGAAGTTTTTTAAGGATAGAAGTGAATTAGATTTAAATCGTTATTACATAGCAACATACGAAATGTCTAGTTCTGCTAACCTAAGAGATGCCGCTTGGAATTTGGCTATCGGTCAAAGTGTAGGTAATCCTAATGTTAGAAATGAATGGGAGACTGACGACCTGTTCGAAAACCATAGTTGCTTGATTGTAGGTGACGAGGGATTATTAAAAACTCAAACTGAAGGAATCGTAGAAATTGCTTTTCCTGTAGTTAATACCGATTGGGAAACTGATGGCATCAGTCACATGTTATGTCAATTAATGGGCGGACATGTTGATATTGATATTGTAACTAAATGTCGTTTAGTCAAATTAGAATTACCAGAAACAGTGACTAAACATTTTCTAGGACCTAAATTTGGCCTTACGGGTATGCGAGAGCTAACAGGTCAATACAATAAACCCTTCTTTGGCAGCATTGTTAAACCTAAGATAGGCATCACTCCAGAGGTTTTATTAGAAATGGTTAAACAGATGGTAGATGGTGGCGTTGATTTTATCAAAGAAGATGAGATCATGGTTAACCCTGCATGTGCCCCTCTTGATCGTAGGGTGGATATCATTGCCAACTATCTAGCTAAACAGAGCCGTAAGATAGTATTCTGTCATACAATCAATTGTGATCCGCATATTTTAATAGATCGTGTTAAACGTGTTCACGAACTAGGCGGGACCGGAGTTCATATTAATGTATTCAGCGGATTTGGCGCATATAATAGTATTCGTAAGTTAGATCTACCATTGTATCTACATTATCAGAGCAGTGGTGCAAAAGTAACTACAGACAAATCCCATAGATTTAGTATAAGCTGGCCAGTTATGTGTCAACTAGCTACATTGAGCGGAGTCGATACTATCCAAACAGGTATGGTTGGAGGCTACAGTAATGACGATCCTGAAGAAGTTAAGACCTGCATAGAAATTTTAACTAAAGGTAATACTGTTCCTGCACTAAGCTGTGGAATGCATCCGGGGCTAGTTAATAAGGTGACAGAGATAGCAGGCATCGATTATCTTGCTAATGCTGGGGGTTCGGTCCACGGCCATCCTGGCGGAACAAAGGCAGGTGCTACTGCTATGAGACAGGCGATAGACGGCACCGGCGGCGATGAATATGATATCGCTATTAAAAAATGGGGTTTAATACAGTGAAATGGGAAGAAGACCTAATTAAAGATATTCGCTTTGGCGATTATCGAGATGACTTAGATTGGCCTTTCGTTGATAAAGAGTTTCGCTTTGATGGAACGGGGTTACCGATCCTCCCCGAAAGGTCAAGAGACTTGGAAGATTTTAGTGTTCACAATCAATTAAGTTTATTGCCTCGATTTTTATCTGTTAAAGAAAATTGCAGATGCATAGTTGAAATAGGTGTTAGTAGAAGTAAAAGGTTTAACAATACCAGCACCTCTATATTTTTAAAAAATAAAAGAGACGATACATATTATCTTGGTATAGATATCGAAGATAAAACATACCTTGATAATTTAGATTTAAACACACATACCATTCAAACAAGAAGCGAACATATTGATGTTGTTACAGATAAATTAAATTCCATGGGAGTTGACCGCATCGATTTCTTGTTTATAGACGGATGGCATAGCATAAATCAAGTATTAATCGAATGGGAATATACAAAATTACTAAGCGATACGGGTGTCGTAGGATTTCATGATACAGCATATCACCCTGGGCCTTATTTTTTCATCAATAACTTGAATCAAGACAAATGGAATGTTATGTCTAATGCCTGCTCGGATATCAAGAATGATTACGGAATAGGATTTGCATGGAAAAGAAAATAAAAATTTTCATTCTAACTTATAAAGCTCCAGAAGATTTAAAAGTAAATTTAACTTCGTTGTTTAATAGCAATGCACCTTTTGAAAACATAGAAGTTAATATAATTAATAATCATTCAACTATTTTCGAAGTTCCTGAAGAATTTAAAAACAAGGTTACGATACATCACCAATCGTTAAGAGCCGATTGGGGTTGCGGAACTCCTGCGAGGGACTGGAATCAAGCCCTCGTATTAGGATTTAAAAATTTAAATTCTCCCGACTGCGATCAACTAATATTATGTCAAGATGATGCTATCTGGGATTTTGGTTGGTATAAAACGCTGAGAAAAATTCATAAACAATATGACTTATATCAATGTAGCTGGGGAGATTGTTTTATTAGTGTATTGCCTACTGCTATTAAAAAAATAGGTTTATTCGACGAACGGATGTGCACCTTAGGTTATTACGAAGGCGATTTTTTATTAAGAGCATGGTTATATCATAAAGACAAGGTTTCTATCAACGACCATCATCACAGACGAGTATGGAATCCAACCGAGGACATAGTGAAAAGAGCATCTGACGATAGATCAACGCCTAGATATATGCAACATAGCGGAAATATTTTTAGTCTTAAATGGCCTGGGATTGATTCTCAGAGGTGGGAAAAAAGCCTATTTAAAAATCCGCCAAAGCATAGTGCTATACCTAGTTTTATTTTTTATCCCTATTTCGAAGGCGACATTGAAGATTTATCAGGTAAAGGATATATTATATTATGAGAATAATCAGCCATAGAGGAAACATAGCCGGTCCTAATAAAGGATCCGAAAATAATCCTTCCTATATTTTAGAAGCGATCGATCAAGGCTACGATGTTGAGATCGATGTTTGGCTAATCGACAATAGAATACTGCTGGGGCATGATTACGGTCAACACCAGGTAGAATTAGATTTTTTAAAAAATAAACATCTGTGGTGTCATGCAAAGAATCTAGAAGCTTTAGAATTTATGCTGAACAATGACATACATTGTTTTTGGCATCAAGAAGACGATCGAACAATTACTAGTAAGGGATTTGTGTGGACCTACGAAGGAAAAGATCTAGGAAGAAAAAGCATCGCCTGTTGGATGGATGCTGACGGAAATTTTCCTTCGTCGGTGGTATTCGGAATATGCACTGACTATCCGGATAAGGTCAAAGAGATTTTAGAACAAAATTAATTATTTTGAAAATCCGACGGTTTCTCTTTCGATATCGTCATGATCGAACTCTGCCCAGTATAATTCAAAAGCAACACAGTCTGTAACAGCTTCGAACTGATGATATTCTCCGGGCGCAACTTTGGTATATTGTCCAGCCTTTAACAGTGTTTCGTCAACTAGATCATAATTATTCTTCCACACCCGAATAATCATCTCACCTTTTTCAACAAAAAAACCGTTCCATTTATATTTGTGTTTGTGTTTTGAACAGACTCCGCCTTTCTTCGCTTCAATACGATGAAATTCTAATACACCATTGGCTTCTAATAATTCTGTCTGTCCCCAAACTTTACCTGCTTTCATATTGTTCCCTTAATTTTTAAAAATAAATATTGATTTTTTTCGCACCAGCGATATTCAAATACTGGTTCTCCCGGCCCGCATATCATGCCAACTCCGAGATAAGCTGTTTTTAACCAAAGATATTTACCTGTGTAGAAACAACGACGAGGCCAAATACTGAATTTTAATTTCCAGCCAATGCATCGACGTTTAAAATCTTCATCGTTCCACATCAGACTATCTAATGGCATTAGACTAATTTATGTAATTGTAAAACTTCGCTCTGGCGACTGATCTCTTTTACAAAAAATGCACATGGAGGATTTACACCATCAGTTAACGGAACTGTTAATAATTGTCCATTCTTCATTTTTGGAAAATACCAACGAACGTCTTGATAAATGTTTACAATTTCGATAGGCGCATAGTCGGCTTTAAATCCTTTAATAGGATTAAACAGCAGAGCGTCGAAACCTCTTTCGTTGATGCTAGTTAATGGCAAAACTTCTGGATCTAATCCGCAATCTTTATCTCCTACTACCATGCACCAATCTAAAGGCATTTGAACTTCGTGTCCTCCAATGTTTAATAGAATAGCAGGACTGTTAAACGACTCAAGAAAGATTAACGGCATGAAAAAGAAATCAGGTTCTGCTGGGTTAGAATTATCTAATACGCTGAATCTAGTATCTTCGTCTACTTCCTCCGGTAAATCGTTTAAATCAAATGCTGTATTGTTAAGTGTTAAAATTTTCATCGTTTTTTTCCTTGAATGCTACTGTATCACTTTTATGCTTTATTAAGGTATAACCTAAACTTTGAAGCCAAAGTATGATAATATCGTTTTCGTTTCTTTTGTTTTCGAACATGATCACAGGTTCATATTTTTTAATAGTCTCCAATGCACCCATTATAACTTCTTGTTCGCCTTGTTCTACATCTATCTTTATAAAGTCAACATCGTCAAAATTAAAATCGTCTAGCCTCTTTACGTCAACTTCGATCGTTTCGCCGACCCAATTTAAATTTCTTCTAATTGCTATAGACCCGTCAGATGCAGGTTGCCCTGTTGGGATGATTAAATTAGTTTTATGACTTTCTTTTCCTAATGCAACGTTATATGTTTTTATTTTTTTATTTTCGTTTAATTTATTAAAACTAGTCGGATTAGGTTCAAATGCTATCACAGTTTCGAATTCATCTAAAAAAGGCAAGGCCGTCTCGCCGACATAAGCACCTATATCGATATATGTCCTTTTATTGTTTAAGAAAGGAAATACCCATTCTCTTATCTTTCTTTCACTCATGTATTAACCTTGGTTAATGTAAAGGGGTATTTGGCCTCTTTGTAATATTTTTTACGCTCAGTGAGATGTCTTTTGGCATACTTGCAGGAGCTGGTGATGTCCCAGATCTGGACGAAGTCTTTGTCTTCTGCCTTTCTAATGCCTCGGCCAATGCTCTGGATAACGCGGACAAAGCTCTTTCCGGGCTCAATAAGAACCAAATTAAAAATCCTTGGAATATTAATACCCACAGCGGCCACACCGTAAGTCGCCACAATAATCTTATCATTACTTGTTTTAATTTCATCATATTCTTCTTTCCTGTCGTCTAGTTTAACAGCACCCGAAATAAAAACAGCATCTGGTAATTTCTTGATAAGTTTATTTCCTGTGTCGATTCGGTTTACTAACACCAACGTATTTCCCGATACTGATATATTTTTAATTTTGTCAGATATCCAATCTAATCTTTTATCATCGGTAACTAACCATGTATATTCTTCTGCGTAACTTCTAAAAACTTCAATATCATTAGTCTGTAATATCTGTATGTCTAACTTTGCTAAAACATCTTTTTGTTGTAGGTCGTGTGCCGATACTTGATTAATAACCGGACCGATGCTGGCTAACAGGCTTTGAAATTCCCATTTTTCTTTAGGAATAGTTCCAGTTAATCCCCAACGTATGGCACAGTTTCTAAAGTTTAATGTTGCCAATCTCATTAAGACATCTGCTTTGGCTTGATGGACTTCGTCGATAATGATAGCACATACACCCTCACAAAATTCTGCCAGTGTTAACGAATCTGAATCGTGACTTTTCTTTTCTAATACATTAAGACTTTGCCATGTGCATATAGTATGTGTTTTGTTTAGTTCTTTACGATCACCAAAGTATACTCCGACATCTAATCCTAGATTTCGATAATCTTCTTCAGTCTGCACAACAAGACTTTTGTTCGGCACAATAACCATAGTTCGTCCGTAGGGCTCGCAAAGATGAGATAATGTTGCTGTAGTGATAGTTTTACCAGCGCCGGTGGCTACCTCTTGTAGGCTCTGTGGATTCTCTAAGAATTTATTAACAACGTCATATTGATAATCACGCAACACAATCGGCTTGCCTGCTTCGGGGTGCCCTTTGGGCCAAGTCTTGCCTTGGTCGGCCCAATAGTTTTCGCCGATGGTGGGGAATTTCAACGATTGATGTTGTCTAAGATCTTCAACTTCTATTTCGTAACCTGAATCTTCAATGATAGGAAGTATGACATCGAGATGTGCCAAATAACCGGTCCCGCCTATTCCAAAAAAAGTTTTAGTTCCATCCCACCTGCCTAACTTGTAAGCTGGCATATGTCTTGCATAGGGTAGATCAAATTTTAATTGATTGACGATTTTTCTTCTAGTCTCAACAGCGAGACCGTCTATTTTGATATTAACTTCGTCTTTTATAATTAGTTTACAAATTGACAATTTTTTGTTCCTTGTTCTGCGACGGCTTTATATCTCCTAGATAAATTACGCAAGGGTGGCTACTAAACCAGTCTCTGGAAATCTGGTTAGTAGACGGATATAAATTATTACTTGCTAATATTTTAACAGATGTTGATTCTTTAAACAACCACTTTGCTGGCTTATGATTAAAAATTAAAATCTTTCCTTCATTGACTTTACCGCCGAAGCCGTTGGATTTTATCCATTCATTCAATTCTGGATTTTCTGTTTTATCTGCTCTAAAACAGACTTTGATTTCACGTCTAGGTATACCAACTAAATCCAACTCTTTAGTAAAAGCGTCTAACCACTCTAATGTTCTACCAACACGGTCTAACACTATACATACCTTGCCATCAACCTGTTTGCAAATTTCTAAAAATTCTCGATTAGAATTTAACCAGAACGAATTTGTGTCTGAACTGGCGATTTTTTCTATGGGATTTTCCGGATTTTTTGCCAACAAATATCCCATATCCTTTGCCAGTAAAAGATCATTGATCAGATTATTATTTTTATTTGTATTCCAGAATTCGAC